TTTTCATGCCGTCAATTTTGGAGTCTAAGGCTTTTCTAACCGCATCTGCCATTTGTTTTGTTTCGAAAACTAATCTCGCTTTTTTAGCCTTTAGATCTGCAAGATAAGCCTCGTAACTCTCGAAGCCCATAGTAATCCAGCTTGTGCCGTCTGGAGCCAGACCAGGTCCAGAGATTGCTCCAGGTGTTGGAGTGCCAGGTGTTATGGACTCGTATTCTTCTCGAGCGTCAGCTGCCTCTACCCACAAACTAGCCAACCAGCCGACAGCTGCAATAGCTGCACCGATACCAGTGCTAACTAATGCAACTTTCATAAGTTTTAGAGCTGTGGTCGCTTTGATAATTCCAGCCTGTGTTAGTCCAATGATCACATTGAGAGCAACAAAATAGCCTTTGATTAAGAGGACTTGGACACCTAACATAATCACTAGGTCAATGTTCTCGACCATGAGGGTAATAATAAATCCAATAGTTTTAGCAATAAAGACAAATGCATCGACTATCGTTTGTAAGTTTCTCTCGCCCTCTGGACTTATCAAATAAGCTGCAAACTCCTCAAGAGCAGGTAGCAATGCCTCACCGATTGTCTCTTGTATGTCAGCAAAAATAACTTCTAAACGCTTATAAGGGTCGAGGTTTGCAGCTGTCTCAGATGCTCCAGCAAATTGGGTCTCAACATTGGCTATTACATCTCCAGTAAGTTTTAGACCAGGCACTAACTTTTTTAGAGCTCCAGTCTGCCCATTAAATGCCTTACTTAGTGCACCTGTGACAGAGCCTAAATCTTTACCTGTTTCGGCTGATATATCTAGTGCGATGTCTAGAATTCTCTGACCCTTTGAGAGAGAGCCTGTAGCCTTTACTGCAGTTGCTAACGCTGGTCTAAGTTCGTCATCTAAAACGGCACTGCTAAGCTGAGTCCTCTTAATGTATTTTTCTGCTCCAGCAATAGCCTCACTTGTTGCACCTAGAGTGTTTCTAAGAGAGTTAGCCAAGAGCCCTTGACTCTTACGATCATCGGACGCAGCTTTAGTCGAATTTTTTAGAACACTTGTAAGAGCAGTAATACCCACAGTCAGACCTACAGCTGCAAAGGCACTGTTCATCTTTTTGCCTACAGCGTCAGAGACCTTGCCCATTTTACGCAAATGTGTCTCGGCAACCCTAGTCGCATTTCTCAGCGGTGTAGGGTCTCCAACGATAGTGAGTTTCAGCTGACTCATTGAGATCCTTTAGTCTGTAGTGCGTCCATTATTGCCTGGTATTCCCTGAGGGACATTTGCCTGACCTCTGTCAAACTCAAACCCGCATGGACCACCATAAACGCCAAGCGTTCGGCAGCTCTATCTGCAATTATTCTTTTGGGTCAGAGACACCCGCAAACAAACTGTTAGCCTCTGTCATAGAGATTTCTCCAGCCTGCTCCAGCGTAAACTCTGGGTTTTCTCTCTTTTTCATAATAAAGATAATCGCTTTCATCGCTTTACCTTTAGCGTTTCCAGCGTCGAGCAACTGGTCAATACTGTTTCCAGTAATCAACTCAATCTGCTCTACTTCGTTTAGTGTCAAACTTTCGAAATCAAATGTCTGATTGGTCATGCACTTCTCCTAATTGTGTAGTCTCTTTGTTTGTTTTTGTAGCTGTCGGAACTTATCCTATCGCCCTGTTTTGCATACTTGTTGTAAATAGCAATAAGGTCCTCGATGTAATACTGTCCAGCCCATGCCCTAACCTTAGCTGCACCCTTATTCATAAACTGTTTAGGCAAAATGTTTTTAGGTTGCGGAGTGTAGTTGTCATAAAACCAGCCCCAGTTTTGAGCGTTAGCATATGGGATGTCTCCGCTGTCGCCAGTTCCAGCTGTAACGATTACGCCCTTTAGTGATCTAGACGCTTTTATAGAGCCCTCTAAATCGCCTTTGCTACGGCTGTTTGGCACAAGAGTAGTTGGCAAAATAGCCTTTGCCTCTTTGACCACCATGTTGCCGACCTTAAGGTTAAGAGCCTGGACCTCTTTAGTAGCATCCGAACTAATAGCCTTAAGACCAGCAATCATGTTATTGAGTCCCTCGACATAAATGCCAGACTCAACATAAGCCATTGCAAAACCTACTAAGCTGCAGTTTTTACAGTTAGACCGTAGTAAACAGGTGGTGTGGTTCCAGGTGTGTGGACTGCAGACTTTACTGTCAAAGTAACAGAGAACTTTACGACCTCGTTAGCGGTAAGGCTTAGAGGAGGTAACTGGTCAAAAATTACTGTGCCTGTGTAAATTGGAGCAGATGTTGTGCCTACAGCGTTGCCCTGAGGAGCGACTGTAAATGTTGCCTCTGTGCCAAAGTTAGTCCACAAAACTCTGTAAAGGCTAGTTGCGTCACCGCTAACTAATCCTTCCAAGTTAATTTTCCACTCCCCGCCTGGACGGTCCTCACAAAATGTCATAACATCGCCTGGAGCATCCTCAAGGGTTAGTTCGACCATGTTTGCGTCACATGCGTATTCGGTTGCACCGATTAGGAATTTGATGTTGTGTGCTTTGATGCGTGTTGATGTTGCCATCGTTTTTCTCCTTTTAGAGTGTTATAGATAAATCAAGGTTTAGATCACAGGCTAGATACTCAGCGTTGTTTGCAGCTAATCTGTATGGTGTGTTTACTGTGCTCAAAACTACATAGCCCAGTGGACTAATAGCAGAAACAGTGTCGGCAATAAGCTCATCCAGAGCCTCTGTAGCCTCCTCGTTAGTAGCCTTAGCAGCTACAAGAGTTAGGTTTAGAGCCAGACGATAATCATTGCCTACAGTTTCGCCTACTAGATACGGACTACCTGGAGTAATGATAACTATTGGAGGGACAATACGCTCTGGCACATAGTCCAAAACATCTAGCCCTGCAGTCTGCAAGTCAAGAGCAAATTCTGCCTTGCTTGCTGTTATCTCATTACTCATAGACCTGGTCCAGTAAACGGTAGGAGCATTTCCCTAGCTGCGTTCATAGGGTCTTTAGCAATACGAACTGTAGTGCCTAAGTCTGCGAACTGTGCTACTCCATTAGGAGCAGACCTGCGGTGAAACAGCTCAGAGGCGCATGACAGAATTGCAGAGTCTCTAACTTCTACAGGCACATTTGCAGTGCCAATAAACTTTGCGATCATTTGATTAGCAGATGCTAAACATGAGTCCACAAATGTAGATACTTCTTTAGTTCCGACATACGCTCTGAACTGTTCCACCGTTACAGCCATGAGTTATTAGGCTCCAGTGTTTAGCTTGACGATTGCACCCTCAAACGGCACAGCGATAGCTGCATAACCGTAAACAGAGTATGTGTCACTCAACTTAGTGACATCTGACTGGCTCAAACGAGTTGGAGCGCCAGATGCTTCGTAGGTTGTTAGAGCACTTGAGTGTGCCATGTAAGCGGTCTTAGCGTCCAATGCAGGGTCTACAACAATAGGTAGTCCCAAGATTGAGCCCTGTAGACCAGGGATGTTTGCTCCACCGATGTTGTTTACTCCAGCACCAGTCTGGTTTACAACTGGACGACCTGCAGTGTCCACGATTGAGACTAGACGCTTGTAAGCGGTCACACCAGCAACAATGAACTCTGGTGATAGACCAGTAGCGTTGTAAATGTAAGCTGCACCGTCAGCAATTCCACCAGCAACCGCAGCTGCAGTTAGAGCAGAAATGTCTAGGGTCTTACCAGTCCAAGTTAGACCAGCAAGAACAGCAACGAACTCTGCGTTCATTTTCTTAGCGTATGCAAGAGACATTGCCTGGAAGGCTACATCTAGGTAGTTCACAGTTGATCGCTCGATAGCCTGCTTAGAAATTGTGCTCGAGCCTCCATAGGTCGAAACAGCAACAGAGACAGTTGATAGAGCAACATCGCCAGTGCTTAGTGCAGTGTTTTCTGTAGTCTGCTTACCGATAGTAATGGTGTTTGTGTTCACCTTTGCGTATTCGATTGTTAGACCAGTTGCAGGCAGTGCAGCTGTAGAGAACGCCTGTAGAGTTGGACGACCTGAGTTGATTAGGTTGTTGATGTAGCCAACGAACGCTGGTCTAAGAGCTGCGTCTGCAGATGTTGCTCTGAACAGTTCGACTGCGTCTGCGTCACCTGAGACAAGAGCCTTAGCGTATTCACCTTGTGATCTGAACTTTGTTTCTGCAGCTGATACTGCGATTGTTGGAGTCTTTACAAGCTCAAGTTCTCTGCGGATTTCTGCCACTTCATCTTGCACTGCTCGGACATCCATTTCCATGTTTTCTGACATGTTTTCGGTTTCCTTTGTTTGGGTTAAATCCGCTACCACTTCGGCAACGGTTGTTTCTTCCTGACGAACTTCGGAGACAGATGCTCCAGAGTAGGCTGGAAAATTTACGAGGCTGACTTCCCTCAATAAAACATGAGTGCGGGTAACTAGGTCACCGTCTCTTGTTTGCTCAACTGGGACAAATCCCACTGAAAAACGATTTACAACATTATCTTTGAGCAAGGTATACGCTTCGTTTCCTCTGGCGGTATCACTGATCATGGCTCTAATCTCGTAACCCTCTGGAGTCTCTCTACCCTCTACGACTTTTCCAATAGGCTCGTCATGTTGCCAAAACAGTTTGACATCCTCAACTGAGCGGATTGCACCTGGAGCGAACTCCTCACGATAGATGCCTGCGATGTCTGCGGTCTGACCATAAGGCACAGCAAGACCTACAACTTCTCTAGTGTCAGCCTCAAGTCTTACCTCAAAACTTCTAGTTTCTAATTCGGTCACTCTAGACCCTCTTTTCTTCTAACTTCATCTGTAGTCATAAAACCTGCCCTGATAGCGGTCTCATACATGTTAAATCTGTTTGCCATGTCAGCTTTAAACAGACCCTCAAAATTAAACTCGACTCTTGTGCCTCTAGGTAGACACTCGCTTAGAGCATCCGAGATTGCATCGGTGTAAGCCATGATTGTGTGGCGGTAAAAGGTTTGTGACTCATCTTGGAGATTGCTATAAGTGTCGCTAGTGCCGTCCACGCCTGTAAGTAGCAGTCTCGCTGGAATACCAAACAGTCTTGCAATAGCCTGGACTTGCTGGCTCTGCACATCTGTAAACATGGCATCTCTAGGGTTTAGTTGGACTGTCTGCCACTCGAAACCTTGACCCAAAACTGCGACTTTACGCTCAGACTGCTTTGTGTGCCAACGCTCTGTAATTTCATTAGCGTCCTCTGCTCCAATAGGCTTGTCTGTCTTTAGGATGCCTGTTGGAATACCTCCAGAACTAAACCAGTTAGCTGCAAAGTTTCTCAACTCAAGTGCAGCTGCAATGTCTTTGTTACAAGCGTCAATAGGACCCAGACCTCTGAGATAGCCAACTCTGCTAAACAGTTTTAGGTGTTGGATGTCTGAGGTAGTAGTTGCAACTGGAGTGTCTTGATTGAGCTGGTAATCGTAGTGTTTGATGCCATTGACTAGGCGAATAGTTACAGCGTTAGCGGGGATAAGAGTTAGGTTATTTACCTGCCCATTAGATCCATAAGACTTTAGCCAAAATGCATTGCCGTCCAGAGCCATAGATGCGACAGTCTGAAATAAGAAATCTCTCTTGCTCTCCAAGAAATTAGGTTTGTTTACCAAAATAGGGTTTTCGACTGGGACCTCTAGACCAGTTGCATACCTAAATGTCTGCATAGGCATTTTAGAGATAGGTGTCGCAATGATTTGGATTGAGCGGTAAACAGCTGTGAGGGTTAGAGCCTCATTTACTCCTACAGACCAGTCTGAGCGGGTAGGAAAAATTGGAGTTGCTGATCTATTCTCAACATCTCTGCCTGTTATGCGTTGCCATAAGGTCGCCATTACTTGAGACCGTATACCACAGAATTACAAAAGTCAAAAAACTTGCAGTCCTACATCTTGGTGTGTCGCAGAAACATAAAGAGCCATAATTGTTGCCATTAGAGCGTCCACATCTCCTAAAGACTCTTTGCGACTAATAAGCCAAGTCTCGCCAGTGTATTTTGCTATTCCCTTAGGTGATTGCAGCTGCAAAAGTGGATCGTTACGATGTTTCACTTGACCAGTGCTAAACATGGCATAAACAGTTGAGCAGGCACTAGAGATTTCTTTAGTCCATAACTGCCAGACTGGTAGACCGTCTTGTTTTAGTAACTTAGCCAGGTTAGGCAACTGTCTATCGTCTACTGCTACAGCGGTAACAGAGCCTCGAGCGTATAACTCTTTTATTTTGTTGTATAAAACTCTCTCGGTTGCTCCAGCAAATGTTGCTATAAGTTCGGTCTCAAAAGTGCCGTCCTCACATTTACGAGCTCCAGCAATAGTTGCAAACTCCCAGTTTTTAGTGCGGTCCACAGACAAGACCACGCCCTCTTGTTTTGTAATGCCGTCACCCGATGCTCTGGCAAAGAGCTCTGAGGCTATCCAAGAATTAGCGGAGCCCGAAATAAATTGGTTTAGTCTGTAGCGTCTCGCCTCATGTTCTGGGATTGAGCGGATGTCAGATAAGACTGTGTTTAGGTCTAATCGTCCAGCCTCGATGCTAGGGTTAGCCATTTTTAGTGCTAGAGGCTCATCTACTTGAGAGCCCTCTGGAGCCTGCCAACAAAAGAAACCGAAACGCTCTAACTCTGGGTCTCCCTGTGCAGCTGCAGTCCCTAACTTGTATAGATCCAATAGTGTTTCGCTTGACTGGTCTCCCGCTGTAGTAATGCCGATAACCATGCCGTCTCTACGAGTTGCAGTTCCTAAAACTGCAGCTGACCACATACCTCGTTTCGCCAGGTGCAATTCGTCGAACAGAACAAGGCTACTTGGCACCCCCTGTAGAGCTGACTCTTTAGCGGGTTTTACATCGTAGCGTCCAGAGCCGTCAGCGGTCAAAATACCTCGTTGCTCAGTTGCCTTTTTAAATCGTTTTTCTAAAAATGGGTTGTTTTTGATTGCAAACAAAACTCTCGAGTAAATGATGTTTGCCTGCTCCACAGATGATGCTATGGAGATGACTTGTGCTCCCTGCTCATGTAGGAGTAAGCCGTAGGCGGCTAAAACGGAGCCGAGCAAACTCTTACCATTTTGGCGACCTAAAGATACAGTTAACTGCCTCCACCTCAGTTGATTTGGATAAAGCGGATGTGTTGGCGGGTAGCGTTCGAGCATGTGCCTCAGCAACCATTTTTGCCACTCGTCCAACTTGATGCCCTCTGGATGCTCTGGCGAACTCCAGGCTAACTCCACAAAGTCAATTAGTTTGTTGCCGTCACTTATGAAATTACGAGACAGCGGTTTTGTGTAGATTGCTGGTAAGCGTAGCCCCCTCTTTACACTGCTCATCGTTTTAGTATTGCCTCCAGTGGATCATGTTGTGCCTGGTCACCGAGAGACCTTTTTAGTTCGAGATAAGTTTTGCGGAGTTCTGCAGCTGTGCTCGTATTCGCCTTTGTGTCAAAGTCCTCAGCTAGTGCTAGACAGATACGAGCCAAAATCTTTTGGTCCAGTGCCAGTTCTAAACCTGACAGCCATTGTTCTAGTGCATCCTTTACCATTTAGAGCCTCTCTTTTGGATAATTTAT